TACGATGATGTAACAGAATATGGAGAATTTGACTGGAATGCGTGGGAATACAAAGACTCTGAAACATCTGCTAAGTATTTTGCGGAGAAACTTTCGGATATTCCAGAAGGACAGACAATAGAGCTGCATATCAATTCCAATGGAGGATCCGTGAAAGAGGGAGTGGCAATCTATAACCTGCTGAAACAGTGCTCGAACAAAAAGGTAGGTATTGTGGACGGGGTGGCACACAGTGTTGCATTTTTAATTTTGCAGGCATGCGATGAAAGAAAAATGTGTCTGGGAACAACAGCGCTTGTCCATGATATGTGGATGTATTGCTCCGGAAACGCAGCGCAGCTTAGAAAGTATGCCGATGATCTTGACGACATGATGGAAGCAAACCGGCAGGTGTTTTTGGAAAGAGCAAATATCAGCGAAGAAGAACTGATTGAACTGATGCAAAACGAAACGTATCTGACACCGGATAAAGCTTTGGAATACGGTCTGATCGACGAGATTATGAATAAAAAAACAGAAACAGCAGGAAATGAAGAAATTCTGGAAAAGCTGTCCAGCATGCAAAGGCAGCTGAATAGCCAGGAGAGCTTCCGACAGCAGATCGCAAAAATGAAAAAGCAGCAGCTGAAGAAGCCGGAGAAAAATAAAATCTTAGAACTTTTTAAAGGAGGAACAATACAAGGAAAAATTTAGACGTAATTGAAATGGAAAAAAAGGCTATCGTACAGAAAATGAACGATGCAATCAAAGACGGAGATCCAGAACAGTTTCAGGCAGCGTTTGTGGAGCTGTGTGATAAGATCCAGGAGAATGTTTTAGAGCAGGCAAAAGCGATTGTAGAAGAAACAGATCAGAAAATCTTATCCGACAGAGGTGTTAGACAGCTGACATCAAAGGAGAGAGAATATTATCAGAAACTCTCCGAAGCAATGAAAGCACCGAATCCAAAGCAGGCAGTAGAAAACCTCGATGTGGTGATGCCATTTACAATCTTGGATAAAGTATTTGAGGATTTAAAAACAAATCACCCATTACTGTCCAAGATCCAGTTTACTTCTGTGACTGGTCTGACGAGAATGATGATGAATACCAATGGATACCAGAAAGCTGCTTGGGGAAAACTCTGCGCAGAGATCATCCAGGAACTCACATCAGGATTCAAGGAAGTAGATGTAACATTAAGCAAGTTATCTGCATTCCTTCCGGTTTGCAAAGCAATGCTAGATCTTGGTCCAGAGTGGTTGGACAGATATGTTAGAGAAGTGTTATACGAAGCACTTGCAAACGGACTGGAAGACGGTATCGTAAACGGTACTGGAAAAGATATGCCGATCGGAATGACAAGACAAGTAGGAGAAAGCGTATCTGTAAAAGGTGGGGAGTACCCGGAAAAGAAAGCAATCAAAATCACAAAATTTGACGATGTACAGCTTGGAAAACTGGCTGCAATCATGGCGATCAATGAAAAGGGACAGTCAAGAACAGTAGATTCATTGATCCTTGTAGTAAACCCAGCAGACTATTTCAGTAAAGTGCTTCCAGCGACGCAAAGACCAGCTCCTGGCGGCGGATATGTGAGCACACTTCCATTCCCGATTGATGTTATTCAGTCTCCGGCGGTGGCCGTAGGAAAAGCAGTGTTCGGAATGTCGAAACTGTACTTTATGGGATCTGGAATCGAAAACGGAGGAAGAATCCTATACTCTGATGATTACAGATTTTTAGAAGATGAAAGAGTATATCTGATCAAGATGTATGGACATGGATTTGCGATAGATGACAATGCATTTGTATTACTGGATATCACGGAATTACAGCGTGCAAGATACGAAGTGGAAGTGGTACAGCCAGAAGAGAATGTGGAAAATGCAAATCTTGCAGATCTTAAGATCGGAGGACATACACTTACACCGGAATTTGCAGAAGGAACATTAACATATACTTTGACCACAACGGATGCGTCCAATACGGTGCAGGCAATCGCGGCAGATACGACAGCGGAAATCGAAGTAAAATTTAATGACAAACCGATTGAGAATGGAAGCAGGGTAACCTGGCAGGAAGGAGCCGGAAACGTTGTGAAAGTAAACGTAACAGATGGAAAGGCGACAAAAGAATACCAGGTCACTGTAACAAAGAATAAGGAGTAAAGATGGACAGATTACTGGATGATGTAAAAAACTTTCTGGACATCACTTGGGAAATGGAACTCGGAGAGCGAAAAAAGCTCTCCGGGATCATTGAACGTGGAAAAGCATACTTAAAAGGCAAAATCGGGCAATGCAATTTTGAAGAAGAGACACCGGAAAAGGAGCTGCTTTTAAATTACTGCATGTATGCACGAGCTGGTCAAATAGATGAGTTTATAAAAAATTATAAACAAGAAATCATTGCATTACAGATCCATAACTGGAGGGAACATAATGCCAAGACGTAAGAAAACAAAATTTGTTACATTTAACGATGGGTGTTTAGAAATATGCAAAGTCCAGGGGAGAAAAATCGTGGAAACAAAGCAGGAGCATGTGCGGTTTGGATATCGGACGGTTGGGATTAAACGCTTCTACGAAGCGAAGGTACTATCAAGTCAGATTGATGAGGTAGTAGCTGTTCTGCCGATGGAGGATATATCAACGATGGATGTGTGCATAATCCGCGGGATGCAGTATAAAATTGTACAGATCCAGAATAAATACGACCAGACACCTCCGTGCATGTTTCTGTCACTGGAAAAGATTACAACACTCTATGAGGATGTGAGAGAATATGGCTAAAATTGATATTGATGAATTGGCGATCGCAGTAATCAATGAGTTGGATGCCTATCGGGAAGATGTAATGGAAGTGGTGGAAAAAGCTGTAAAAGAAACAGCAAAGCAGACGGCAGCTGAACTCAGAATGACATCTCCGGAAAGAGATGGAGATTATAAAAAGCATTGGACATACAAACGAGATGCCAAGCTGAAAGGCAGATACAAGTTTAATACGGTAGTATATTCTAAAAAGCCATCCTATCGCATCACACACTTATTGGAGCATGGACATGCGAAAAGAAATGGTGGAAGAGTGGATGGAATTCCGCATATCAGTATTGCGGAAAAGCATGCAAAGGAAATTTTGATGGAAAGGTTAAAAAGAAGCCTATGACACAAGAAAAGATAGAGAGAATATTGCAGGAAATAGGAATTGAATATAGATATCATCATTTTGAGACGGAGGAAGCAGTCAATCCTCCGTTTATTTGTTGGTTGATTCCAGGAAGCAATAACTTTTCGGCAGACGGAAAAGTCTATTTTAAAAGCAACAAAGTAAACATAGAGCTTTATACGGATCAAAAAGACTTTGACCTGGAAGAACAAGTAGAGGAAATCCTTGACAAATATGGACTGTTTTGGCAGAAAGACGAACAGTATATCAAGTCGGAAAACATGTATGAAGTTCTGTATGAAGTGGAGGGAAAGTAAGGAAAGAAAGACTGGCACAGAAAAAAGATAAAGTAAAGTTTAATATCAGCAATGCGCATGTTGCGTTACTAAAAGAAGATGAAATGGGAGTAATTACATTTGATACACCTTTTGCGCTACCGGGATCTGTATCACTTTCGTTAGAAGCGCAAGGAGAATTGACACCATTTTATGCCGACGGTGTAAAATACTATGTCTCTTCAAGCAACAGCGGATACGAAGGAGATTGGGAAGTGGCGATGATTACAGACGAGTTCCGGGAGAAGATTTTAAGCGAATATATCGACAAGAATAAAGTAATGTTGGAAGAGGCTACCGCAAAAGTGAAGCGGTTTGCTTTGGGATTTGAAATCGACGGAGATGTAAGGGGAACTAGATTTTGGTTTTATTGCTGCACATCGACACGGCCAACAACGGAATCAAGCACTACAGAGGATACGATTGAGCCGACAACGGATACGGTAACAATCTCTGCATCAGCCGTACCAGTCGGAGAAGCGAAAAAAATGGCAGTTCGCGCAAAAACGACGGCAGAAACGACCGATGATCTTTATAACAAGTGGTTTGAAAAAGTTTATATTCCGGATCAAGAAGTAGTGTAGGAGGAGGTTGAAATGCGAAAAACATTAACAATCAACGGAGTGGAATGCAAATTTAAGAGTTCTGCAGCAATCCCACGAATTTACCGACTGAAATTTGGCAGGGATATTTTTACCGATATGCAGAAGATTGGAAAACAGATCAAAGTGCAGGAAAAACTTAAGGAAGAAATGAAGAAAAAATGCGAAAAGGAAGGAAAAGAATTTGATGAGAGCGAATTTGAAAGCAGCCTTCCGATTGAGTCACTGGAGATGTTTGAAAACATCGCATTTTTGATGCACAAACATGGCGATCCGGAACAGCCACAAGACATTGACGAATGGCTGGAACAATTTGAAACATTCGATATTTATGAGATTCTGCCGGAGATCATGGATATGTGGCAGATGGAAAACAAACAGATGTCAATTCCAAAAAAAAAGAACGGGAAATAGATCGAGAAGTCAATACCGCTCTGTTCATGCTTAGGTGTGTGCAGTGTGGTATTTCTATTTCTGATCTTGAGCTATTAAGTATTGGAATGGTAAATGACATGTTCATCGAAATGAAAAACGATGATTATGATTATCCGAAAATCGCAACACAAGCAGACATAGACGCACTGTAAAGGAGGAAACAAGGGCAAACAGAATCAAAGGTATCACAATTGAAATTGGAGGAGATACCACAAAACTAAATAAAGCTCTGGATGGTGTAGATAAAAAACTTTATGGAGTGCAGTCATCGTTGCGAGATGTCAATAAGCTGTTAAAACTGGATCCTACTAATACGGAGCTGCTGAATCAAAAGCAAAAACTCTTGCAACAATCTATACAAGGAACCGAGACACGTTTAAAGACCTTGAAGCAGGCAAGTGAGCAGGCGGCAAAGACGGCTGGAAATTACGATGCCTGGAAGCAGGCTTATACACCTATCCAGCAGGAAATTGAGAAGACCAACGGTAAGCTAGACACATTAAAGAAAAAAATGAAGTCTATGGAAGAAGCCGGAGAAATTGACACAGAAGAATATAAAGAGTTAAGCACAAAAGTAGAAGAATCCACGAAGAGTCTGGAAGAATTAAAACAGAAGAAAAAGCAGGTAGACGAAGAGTTTGGGCATCCGATCAGTCCAGAAGGAATGGATGCGCTGCAAAGAGAAATCGTTGAAACAACAAATGAGTATAAAGCTTTGCGAAAAGAGGTCGGAAGTGCAAATGCTGATTTGGCGAAAGTATCCGCGGTAACCGGAAAAGTTGGGGAAACAGCAACAGCAGCAGGAAAAAAGATGCTTCCGCTTACTGGGGCACTCGGAGGAATTGGAGTTGCGTCTGTCTCTATGGCCAATAATTTTGAGGATGCAATGAGTCAGGCGGCAGGCGCGTTGGACAAACCGATGTCAGAAATGGAGGAGCTGCGGCAACTGGCGATTAAAACTGGCCAGGATACCATTTTCTCGGCGACGGAAGCTGGAAACGCGATCACAGAACTTGCAAAAGGTGGCTTGACAGAAGCTGACATCAAAGCAGGAGCATTACAGACTACAATGGATCTTGCGGCATCATCTGGAATGGGACTGGGAGACGCAGCGAATGTAGTTGTACAAGCGATGGGAGCTTTTGGACTGGAAGCAAACAAATCCGCAGAGGCAGCCAATGCATTAGCTGGAGCGGCAGCAGCATCCTCCACTGATGTCGAGCCTCTTACGCAGGCACTGGCACAGTGTTCTTCAGGCGCAAAAAATGCAGGATGGACCATACAAGAAACGACTGCTGTACTGGGACGTTTTGCAGATGCGGGAATTGAAGGAAGCGATGCAGGAACATCTTTAAAAGTAATGCTGCAGAAATTGGCAGCACCAGCATCTGATAAAGCTGCAGACATGATCGAAGATCTAGGATTAAAAACAAGAGATTCGAGCGGGCAATTACTTGGTGCGACTGAAATGGCGCAAGAGTTACAAGACAAGTTAGGCGGATTGGACGCAGCATCCAGAGACGCTGCATTATCTACAATTTTTGGGACCGATGCCATGAGAGCAGCTACTGTACTCATGGACAGCGGAGAAAAAGGACTGCAAAAGTACATTAAAGCAACAAACGATCAAGAGGCGGCACAGCGTTTGGCCAACTCTCAGATGGGAGATGGATCCAGAGCAATCGAAGAGTTAAAAGGATCGCTAGAGACAGCTGGAATACAGATAGGAGATACGCTGGCTCCAATTATCCAAAAGTTGGCAGAGATTATCACGAATCTCGTGAATAAATTTTCCGCGCTTCCGGAAGGGGTGCAGCAGGCGATTGTAATTATCGGACTATTGGTAGCAGCAATAGGACCACTGCTCATAGTGATTGGAAAAATATCAACCGGAATTTCCGCCATAACCGGTGCGATGTCGAAAATATCTGGAGTAGGCGGAACAATCATGGAAATGATCACAAAAATGAAAGGACTTGTAAAAAGTTTGTTTGGATTGATCATGGCGCATCCGGTGATTGCGGTCATAACAGCAATCGTAGCTGTATTGGTCGTATTGTATAACAAATGCGAATGGTTCAGGGATGCTGTAAATTCTGTTTGGGATGCGGTCAAGAAAGGGTTTTTCGCGGCTTGGGATGGAATTGTTAAGTTTTTTACAGAGACAATACCAGAGGCATGGAACAATACAGTAAGTTTCTTCCAGGGAATTCCAGAATGGTGGAATGGTATATGGACAAGCGTAAAAACAAAGTTTGAAGAGGTCTGGACGGCCATGATGGCAAATCCGATCATAAATGCGCTTGCAACATACATTTCGCAAATGTTTGAGAACTTGAAAATAACTTTATCCGGAATTTGGGACGGAATCAAAACTGCGGCAGCGGGAGCGTGGGAACTAATCAAAAACACGATACTGGGACCGGTGCTACTACTCATTGACTTAGTTCTCGGAGATTTTGATAAGCTGAGAGAGGATGCAGAAAAGATATGGAGCAATATGCAAGAGGCAGCACAGAAATTCTGGAGCGGAATCGAGCAGATTGTCACATCTTTGGTAGAAGGTATTGTAAATGCCGTAAAAATCAGATTTGAAGCATTAAAAAATACAGTTTGTGCAATCTGGAATGAAACAAAGAATGCTGCATCAAATATCTGGAACGGGATCAAGACAACAGTTTCTGATCTTGCAAACAATACAAAAGAGGCGGCCGTAAATGGGTTTAATGCCATGAAAGATGGGATTTCGAACGCAATCTCTTCGATTCCGGACATGATCCGGGGAATTTTTGATAAAGTCAGAGACATCATCGAAAATGTTATCTCAAGTGCGTGGGAATGGGGATCTGATTTTATCGAAGGTTTGAAAGAAGGAATCATGTCAGGAGTAAAAGGAATCATCAACACAATCGAGGGGATTGCAGATAAGATCAGATCGCTCCTACACTTCTCGCGGCCGGATGAAGGGCCATTACGAGATTACGAAACATGGATGCCGGATTTTATCGACGGTATGGTTAAAGGACTCGATAGAAATGTTTATAAAATATCAGATGCGGTGGGACGTGTAGCAAGAACAATCAGTGATGGAATGGGAAGTCAGTCTCTCCTTGCGGAAACGGGAGGAATGAGCATTAACCTAAACAATGATGTGAATGTGCAGATTGGAAACAAGAATTTTGACAGCTACATCGTGAAAACTGCCCAGGCAGGAATTGGAAGCGCACAGAAAGCGGGACGCAGAGCAAGGGGGCATTAAAGGTATCAGATTGAAATTAACAGAAGAAGGAATACGGAGCTTGGGGTACTTGTAAGAGAAAGACCAAGAATACCATCTCCGGAATTTGAATACGAAGAAATTAACATTCCCGGAAGAGATGGATCTATCTTCCGGGAGACGAAAAAAGTAAGAGACATTACGATCAATGTGCCATTTACCTTTATAGATCACGAGAACTGGCAGGAAAGGCTACGGAATGTAAGAAAGTGGCTCTTGCAAAAGAAGGACCACAAACTCATTTTAAGTGATAATGAAGAGTATTTTTATTTGGTAAAGCATATAAAAATAAATGCGGTCGAAAGAAAGGTAAGAGAGTCAGGAGAGTTTGACGTAGACTTTACATGTGCAGGTCTCCAATATCGGAGGGATGGGGTGCTGGAACATTCTGTCGCAGAAGTGGAGTACAATCCGTATTACGAATCTATGCCGACTTATAAGATTATAGGAGCTGGGAAATGCACACTTACTGTAAATGGGAAAAATATGACCGCCAACGTAAACGGACATTTGATCATAGATACAGATAGGATGCTGTCATATCGTCAGGATGGAAAACTGGAAAATGCATCCGTAAAAGGGGATTATGAAGATCTGCATTTGGAAGAAGGAGAGAATATGATCCGAATCACACCGGGATTTGAATTGAAAGTAACACCGAATTGGAGGTGCTTATAAGGATACAAATTTATAAGCCAGAAAACACAAATTTTGAAAACAATGGAGATATGACTCTGATGCCGACCGCAGCAGAAGTGGAAGTAATACTAAATGGAAGCTGGAGAGCGACACTGAGTCATCCGATTGGCGATGAGGGACGATGGAAATACATCGAAGAGAATGCGGTTGTAAAAATGCCGTCTTTTAACGGAGACCAACTCTTTCGGATAAAAAAGAAGGAAAAATCGGATGCGGGGATTGAAGCAGAGATGGAGCCGATCTTTATGGATGCAAAGGATGATTGCTTTTTGGTGGATATCCGGCCAACAAATAAAACTGGTCAACAGGCACTGGATCTGATGACAGCTCCAAACAAAAAATACACCGGGAAATCCAATATCAAAGATCTATCAACAGCATATTACATGACAAAGAATCTTATCGAAGCGATCAACGGGGAAGACGAAAACTCTTTCATAAATCGCTGGGGCGGCGAGATTCTTTTTGACAATTACACTATTACAATAAATGACCATGTAGGACAAAACAGAGGAATGGAAGTCTTATACGGAAAAAATATTGCCCAGGATGGAATGAAAGAGGATGTGGACATCAGAGAAGTTGTGACGAGGATTATTCCGAAAGCTTACAATGGGTACATGATCGAAGGCAATGAACCCTGGGTAGATTCTCCTTTGATCCAAAAATACCCTACAATCCATTATGGAGTAATAGCATTTGAGGATGTGAAAATGGAGGAAGATGCTTCGGAGGACGATGAAAAGAACGGAGTGATCATCTGCAAAACCAAAGAAGAGTTAAAAAAAGCACTGACAGAAAAGTGTAAAGAACAATATGAACTGGGGATAGATAAGCCGAAAATAAACTTATCGGTAGATCTTGTGCTGTTAAAAGACACAGAACTGTACAAAGACGTGCAGGATTTGGAAGAGGTGCAGATTGGTGACACGATACATTGCAGGCATAAAAAGTTGGACATTACAACGGATGCAAGGGTAATTAAGCTGACTTATGATTCCATCCAGAAAAAAGTGGCAGAAGTAGAACTGGGAGATTTTAAGTACGACTATTTTGATGATGTGTCAAGTATGACGAATCGTGTAGAGAGTGCGATCCGCCCGAATGGAAGCGTTGTTGGAGAGCAAGTACAAGGAATTTTGGACGGAGTTAAGACGCAAATGCAAATCCAAAGCAGCAAAGCGCATAAGACGACCCAAAAGGCATTTTTAG